CACGCTTGGGCGATTCGCCAGCGGGCTCGGGGTCAGCTTCGGGTTCTGGTTCCGGGGCCAGACGCGCCTTGTTCATCCCGATTAGGAGATTGGCAATGGCGGCGTCGGTGTCGAGGAAGGAGCCGGCAGGGACCGGCTCCCCAGAGACCATTACTGAGCGAAGGATCTCAATCCTCATGACGATCAGGTGCCGTAGCAGAAGGCGCCAGGCTGCTTGACCGCGAAGTCAACGTCCTGGAGGGCGATGATGCGGACGGTGCCGGCGGTGGAGCCGGCGTAGGGATCGACGGTGAGGTCGAGGCCGGACCACATGCCCACGACGAACTGGCTGAAGTCGCCGAAGAGGCAATCGTTGGTGGTGAGCTGGTTACTCACGATCACCGGGTAGCCGTTGATCTGATTGTCGGCGTAGACGAACTGGGCGGTAGAGGTGGCCGACTTCTCGGTGCTCTTGAGGGCGCCACGGGCGGCGGCGTTGATGATATAGCGGAGCGAGCCAGCGTCGGCGTTGGCGGTGGCCACGTCGGTTTCCATGCCGATGTACTCGGCAAAGGTTCCGAAGGAGGTGATGGTCTGGGTGCCGATGCCGGTAGTGTTCACCAGGCCCAAGGGCTGGTTCGAGGAGCCGGTGCCGTAGATGGCGGCGCGATCGAGTTCGAGGGCGATGACCTTGGCGAGGTCAGAGCGGACCATCGACTCAACGTCGATCGAGGACTGGAGCAGCAGGCGGCGGCTGTAGTCCACGTAGGCGCCCACGGTCTTGGGCGTCATGTTCACTTGGTCGATGGCCTGCTGGCTCTCGGTAGGCGAACCGGATTCGCCGACCCAATATGCGGTAGCCGCAGAAGATTGTCTCGGAAGGCTGATGTTGCCTTGGAGGCCGCTCAGCATGGTCACACCGGCCTGCATCATCGCCATGCGGTTGCGCAGGAGGTCGATGAAGCTGCCCATTTCGGCAGCAACGAGGTTGCCACCGGCGGTGGCGGTGCCGACCACGAGGTCACGGCGAAGCACCTCGTTGGGGATGACGATGCCGTTGGAGGAGCGCTGATACTTCTCAGCGGCAGCCTTACCGACCTCGATCTCGAAGGAGGCGGCTTCGCGGGCAGCGCGGTCGCCGGGGTTGACGAGGTAGTTGAGGGCGCGAAGGAAGGAGAAGCTCCGCACTTCCTTGTCGGTCATGCCGATGGAAGCGGAAGCGTCGTCGTGGACGCGGCCTTGGACTTCGACGCGGGTACGTCCGATTTGGTTCAGCACGGCTTCACGGGCTTGGTCGATGGTGGCGTCGTCGTTGATCAGGCGCTCAGCCAGATCAGCACCGACTTGGTGCGCTTCGCACATGGCGCGGATGGTCGCAACCCGCTCACGCTCGGACTGCCGAGCGGCGTTCTGGACCTCCTGAACATTGATGGCTTGTTCCATGGATGGAGGATTTAGGGGGGCGTCAGTTCCGCGCTCGGCGGTCTGCTTAGTTTCAAGTGTAGGGACGGGAGCTTGAATTGCTCCTTGGGGTGTAAGTGGAGCTGCTGCGTTGTTGGTGTCGTCGTGTGCGCGGCCCAGGCCGACTGTCTGATCGGCTGGCACGCTTACCGACGAGACTTCCAGAACGTTCCAGGCAACAACCTGCATGTCGCCGTTTTGTGCTTCGCGCACATCGTTGATTTCGTAGGCGAAGGATACGTTGCGGATGATGCCCGCTTCGATGTCGCGGCGACGCTTGTATTCCTCGGTGCCTTTTTCGGTGGTATTAGGGCTCCATTTCGTTTTGACGTAGAGGCGACGATCAGAGCCGAGCCAGGCTTTCTCAGCAACGCCGAGAACAACGTCGCGGTTGTGGTTCCAGAGCCAGGGGCCGCCGTCGTTCATGCGGGCCAGGTCCATTGCGCCTTCGTCGTGCATCAGCACTTCGCGGCCCCACCAGCGCTCGACCGGCGCCTCGGAGCTGAAGCTGAACGTGAGGCCGGTGTCGGTGCGCTCCTCGACGCGCAGACCTTGCGGAGCCTCGCGGCGAAGCACCTCCTTATTGATGGCCTTGATGTCGATCGAGGTTGTCATGGACTTACCTGTGGCTGGCTCAAACGAAATGGGCGTGTAGTCGTGATCGCTAAGCCACTTCTTGGCTTCACTCACTGTAAAGCGGGCAGCGTCGAACCTAAGCGCTTGAAGGCGAACGGGGTCATCGCCTTTGATTCCGTAGATGGAGTCGATGCCTTGGGCGAAGTCGTTGTTCTTGCGGCGGAAGCGGTCGAACTGGGCTGGGTCGAGTAGGCGAGCGGCGTGTTCGTTGGGGTAGGGGCGCTGCTCTGAGTTGGAATAGGCGGTGCGATCGTCTTCGCTATCGGTGGAAGGCGCGTCCAGCGGTTCGATCTTGCTGAGTGTCGAGAACTTATGGCCTACGAGGGTCTCGGTTTCGCTCCAGCCATCCTGCGCGGGGCGGTAGATGCGGATGAGGGCGGCGGGGTCGTCGGCGCTGGCATCGATGCTGAACTCGCTGCCTGGGACGCCGAGCGTGCCGGTGCGCATGATGTGCTCGATGCGGCCTCGGGCTGTACCGCCGCTGGACTGCCAGGAGACGAAATCGCCCTCGCTCAGCTCACCAGCTGCGGCGCGTTGGCGGTCGCGTAGCAGTTCGGCGGCATTACGGCGCACCTCGTCGGCGGTGGCAACGGTGCGGCCTTCGGCTGAAGCGTCGGATTGGGGACTGAGAAGGTGCTCGGGGATGATCCAGAACTTGCAGGCGCCTTCGGGGGCGATGTCGCCGGATACGACTTCACAGGCACGAGGGCCTGCATAGAAGACGCAGTTGGAGCACTGCATCCCCTCGCCGGCAAAGGGATTAGCAGGCATGTAGTGAGCGCCATGGGCGCCGATGCCTTGATCAAACTGGCCCAGTTCATCTACAATTTCCTCAAGCGCTTCGTACAAGGCTACTTGAGGAGCTGTGAGATCCGGTGTAAGCTCGCGCTGAGCTGTCTTTTTCGGGGCCATTTCAGCGCCGCTGACTGTGCTTTGCACTCTATCGGCGGCATTCTTTATGGTCTTGGCCTTGGCGTCGGCCCAGGTCTTACCCGGATCCCCTCCCCAGGCGGCCCAGGCAACACGACCGGGCGAAGGATAAGCGGGGCTGCCAGGTGAATAGCCTTCGCCCTGCTTGTCAACTTCGTGTCGAGCGAACCACGCGCTCATAAGCAGGACGGTTGCCGGGCTTAGCTCGGAGCCGCTGAGGATCTGGGTGGCGCGGCGCGCTGCTACGGATGTGCCGCCTTTACGCCCCTCGGCCTTCCAGGCGCGATAGCGCTCGGCCTCAACCCTCATCCCCTTAGTGGGCATCAGGTCGATCTCGGTCCCGTTGACGGTGGCCATAAGCTGCGGCGCCTAAGCGCTAAGGGGGAGGGGGATGTGTGGTGTAGGTAGGGCGGCGGTGTATCGGCGTGGCGACTTAGCGCTGCTGCTTAGCGGCGGCGCTTAGGTCGGTGCGCAGGCTTAGGGGTTGGTCTTCGCCGTCGAGGTAGTGGGGTTCGGTGGTGGGGGCGGGAGTGGTAGGGGCGGTTTCGGGCGGGGCGTCGGTGGGTGCGGGCGTTGCTACAGCGCTACTTAGACCTAGGCGGTCTTTGACTTCGTTTTCCTTGCTAATGCTGGTCATGGTGTTCATGAAGTCGTTGCCGGTGTACTCCATGATTTGCTCGGCGTGGGTTTGCAGCTGCAGGGCGCGGCTCATCTCCATGGCCTTCATTTCCTTGGCTGGATCGACCCAGCTCCAGGCGCGTGCTTGCCAGTGGGGCGCGTTGTAGCGCTCCGGGCGCGTCCACACGTCACTGAACATCGGCATTGGTAGTTCAGTGAGTGCGGCGGCCATAAGCCACTCCTCAAATACGCGCTGGTGTAGCTGCTGGATTAGTACCGACTGGATTACGCGCCAGTGGTCTCGATCCTCAAGGATGCTTAGGCGTGAGGAGCTGTAGTTTGATTCAGAGAAGTCGCGGCTAAGGGTCTCGTAGGAGCAGCCGTAGCCGGCGGCGAAGCGGCGGGCGAGGGTGCGGACCACTGCTTCGTACTGCCCGTCGTCGGGACCGAAGTCGGGGGCGATGGCGGTTTCGCCGGGGAGCAAGAAGTTGTAGCTGCCTGGCTCGGTGTTCCAGAGGCGCTTATTGTCCTCCAGGGCTGGAGTGCCGTCTGCGTTGGTGCTGCCGAAGGTTTCGGGTTCTGGGGTCTGGATCCAGCCGAGGCTGTTGGCCTGCACGCGCTTGCGTGTCCAGTGCGCCTCCTCGTACTTGCCGAGGTTCCACGATGTCGTGATGACGGACGCGAACCAGGGCACTCCCCGCGTCTGCCCAACACGCTCGGGTAGGTAGATGTGGATGAAGTCGGCAGCGTCGATAAACAGGTGCTTATCGTTGCTGACTACAGAATTGGCAAACTCAATGTCGCCAGGATGCTTACGCAAAATTGCGTAGCGTGTTGGCCTACCCCATTCGTTGAGTTCCACGCCCATACGCCAGTAGTGCTTAGGACGATCGCTGATTCCGGTGTAATCGTCGTCGATCTGATCGGACTCGATTAGCTCCAGGCTTAGGGGTACTTTGCTGCGGCCCATTGGTTGGCGGACCAGGCGGACGCCGATCTCGCCGGATTCGGGGAGGGCGCCGACGACGCTGAGTTCGATGCCGTGAAAGCTCAGGCGGCCGGTTACGTCGCAGGAGTCGGCGCGGCACCAGCGGTTCCACGCAGACAGGAGGGCTGTGTTGCGGCGTTCGTCTTTCTCTTGGCCGTCTGGGCGCAGCACCTGGGGCTGCATTTGGATGCCACGGGAGCCGATGACGTTGATCTGGGTGGTGCGCTTGGCCTGGCGGGCGTAGGGGTTGTCGCGGACCAGGGCGCGGCTGCGGTTGCGCAGCGTTTTGAGGCTGCCCCGGATCTCGGCGTCGGCGCTGCTGCCGGGGGCGATGAAGTCGGCGCTAAAGCGATTCCAGCGGGCAGCGTCGTAGGTGCGGCGGCCGGTGCGCAGCGTGTTGAGGTGACGGCGGAACCAAGTACGGATGCCCATGGCTGCTCAGTTGAAGCGGACGTAGAGGGTGCGGCCGTCGCCGAGGCCGTTGTTGAGGCTGTTGGCCATGCGGTCTCGGGCGATCTCAGCCTTGAGCTGATCGCGCCACTGGATGAGCTGGGCGAGGTCGGCACGCTTTACCATGCGACCGCCTGTTGGGGTGCCGATTCGATATTCTTGCGCTCCCGAAATAAGTGTGCGAATTGCAGCTTCTACCGTCTCTAGGTCAATTAGGCGTTGCTCCACTGGAGAGGTCATGTGACTACACCGTTTCGTCTAAGTCTAGGTGGTTGGCGTTGTTTTGTTTTGCTAAGTGGCGTTGTTGCAGTGGGGTGTTTGGGTGGCGAGGCTTAGCGGTCGAGGACGTTGAAGGCGGCGGAGGAGCGTGCGGGCTTGGGGGTGGTTTCGTCGGTGACGGGGCGGAGTTTGCGCTCCAGCTGATCCCAGATTGTGCGGCGATCGTAGAGCTGATAGAGACGGTGGAGGGAGGCGTAGGCGTAGACGAGTTCGTCTAAGGCTTCGTTGGGTTGGCTGCTCTTCTTTACCCAGACGCGCTGTGGGTAACCGTTCTTGTAGCGCATCACCTGTTTTTCGGCTGTTAGTTCCTCGAAGTAGTCGAGAGGGGTCTTGGCGTGGAAGTGGAGGTAGCCGGCCCCCGGTTCGTTGTGCTTTAGGCGTCCAAATAGGAGGGACTTAACGGCATCGGAACCCACTGGGAATACTTGGGCGCCCTTGCGTAGGGTTTGACCTTTGTGGTTGAGGTCTACTTTGCTGGGCTTGCCGATAGGTGGCTTCCCCTTGGTGGACATGCCCTTGATGGCGATGACGCCTTGGGCGGCGCGGTCGCGCGCGTAGGCGTAGACGGTGGCGGTATGGTGACCTCCAGAGTCGATTGCGCAGATGCTTACGCGCAAGTCGATGCCGTCTTCACTTAGGAAGGGTCGGCTTAGCACTTCGTCGAGTTGTTTCCATACGTCGGGGCGGGAGGGGTCGCCGTAGAGCTTGCTGCGGTCGATGAGCCAGGCTTCTTCTTCGCGGCCCCAGGCCCACACGCTGAGGCTGAGGCGGTCGTCTTGGCAGTCGCAGCCGATGGTTAGCGCCAGGGCCGAGGAGGGCACGATGAGCGCCTCGTAGGTTTCCTTGGCGGCGCGTTCCAGCAGAGCGGCGGCGCCGATCTTCGATGCGTATTCGTCCTCCCACACCTCACCTAGGACGGTATTTACAAAGGTTTTTAGTTGCTCAGCGTCGTTCTTCGACTCCAGGAACTCCTCGACCAAATTAGACCATGTGGCGTTGGGCGAGTAGGAGTAGGCAGCCCAGATGTGGAAGCTTACGTGCTTACCGTTGCCTGGGATTGTAGAGCGCCATTCGCCGCGTTCTACCATCCAGCGCTTTTTGGAGTGTGGGATGAGTTCGCTGCAGGATTCGCACTTATAGGCGGCGGTGGCGGGGTCGTTGTCGGTCCAGGTCATCTGTGCCCAGCGCAGGTACTGCATGTGGTTGCAGTGGGGGCAGGGCACGAAATAGCGGCGCTGGTCGCCCTGGGCGAAGAGGCGCTCGATGCGGCTGAAGTCCTTGATGGTGGGGGTGGAGCCGGCGACGATCTTGCGGTTCCAGTAATACTCGGTTCGGCGGATGCCGAGCTTGATCTGATCGCCTTCCGTGCCAGCCGAGGGCGGATAGCCGTCCGTTTCATCGAATAGAACGACGCGGCGGCTTACACGACGAAATCCGCGTGGGGAGTTAGCGCCGACAAGGCTGAGCGTTCCACCCGGAAACTGCTTCTGCAGGATTGTGTTGGCGCCGTCCTTGGCCTTGGCGTCGCTTACCAGGCCGGCCAGGCAGGGGGTGTCGCGCAGCATGGGCGCGATCTCTTCCTTGGAGTAGCCCTGCGCATCCTCGATGGTGGGCTGCACCAGCATGAGTGGGCAGGGGTCTTGGTGAATGTGATAGGCGATAACGTGATTAAGGATTTTGCTGTAGCCAACGCGAGCAGACTTCATAAGCGATACCTGCTCAATTAGCGGATCGCTTATGGCGTCCATGATCCCCTTCTGGTAAGGGAGGGTATGCCAGCGTCCGCCTTCAGCGCTGCTCTCGACGCTGAGGTAGGCGTAGGTGTCGGCCCATTCGCTGAGGGTGAGGCGGCGTGGCGGCTTGAAGGCGGCGTAAGCGGAGCGTTCCAGGCGGAGGAGGGTTGATGTCATTGATCGGTGGTGTCTTTGTCGGTGGATCCAGCTAGGTCTTCCAATGTTTCCCTTACGATGTCGTCTAAGACGGTGATTGCGTCGGTGTCTAGGTCTGGGATGCGCTGTTTCGCCTTAGTTGGTATGCCTAGGATCTTAGTGCGGGCTAGTGTGATAATTTCTACCCATTTAGCTTCGATTTCTTCGGCTTTTACGAGAATTTTCTCTTTTTGCTTGCGTTCTAGCTCTAATAGTTCGGCTTTTAGGTGCTCTGTACGAGCGCGGGACTCTTCGTAATCGGGGATGTGTTCGGTGGTGCGTGCCAGGTCGGTGGATGGAGGGGCGGAGGGGGTAG